GAATTCCTTGTGATAACTAATGGCCTGTCCTTCACCATCAGTAAGAACAACACACTGAACCTTCTGAAGTTTATTCTCCTTCTGAAATTTGGGAAGAATTTCATGAAGGGAAATCATCGCCTCATTCAGAGGAGTTCCAGAAAGATTGAGACCAGGTGGAATGGGATAGGAATAACCCCCAAGAGACTTAGCAACACGAAAGATGTTCTTCATTTGCTCCTCAAGAGTTTTACCATTTACTTTACTGGTAAAGAGATTCATCATAGAGAACCACTCACAAACTTGAAGAAGACCATTACGCTTCTGATAGGCAGTTTGGCGAGTATTACTAACTTTACCGTCTTCATAGGAAACAACAGGATAGTCATTAGTGAAGGCATAAACCTCAAAAGGAATAGCAACCTTCTTACAGAACCACATCAGGTTATAAAGTTGCTTGATAGTATCAAGCATAACGTCTTGCATAGATCCAGACCAATCCAGAATAAACACAAGACCGTGATTCTTACCGTTGGCAAGAGTAGTCACTTTCTTGAACAGATCCTCATTATACTTGTAGGTATGAAGTTTGGAACAGTCCAGAATACCAGTTCGGGCAGTTGTGGCACGGGCATAAGAATCTGCTGCCTTACGACATTCAAACTCTTTTACCAGATAGTTGACTTCCTTTTGAGCATTACGCTTGAACTCAATAAACTGCTTATCAAAATGATCAAAAGACACATAAGAAGAATTCTCTTCCCAAGTCTTCTTACATTTATCGTGAATTTCCTTGTTAGAAACGATAATCTGCTTCAGATCAAGTTTAGGAATCTCCACATAGGTGTTCTCCTGAACATTATGAGAAACAAGATTCTTAAGAGATTCCTCAAGAGAATTCATCGTTTTCACTTCAGGATCATTCGTTTCTCCACCTTCGGAAGAAGTCTTATCGGGTTTTTCAGTTTTTTCAGAAGAAGTTTTCTTCTCACTTTGCTCACCCTGATCTGAATCGGGACGATTATTACCATCAGTTTCTTCAACATCATTCTCACCCTCTTCCTGATTCTCAAAATCAGAAGCACCAGAATTAGAAGAAGACCCGCTGGTTTGATTTTCAGGAGAATTCATATCATCAACAGATTCTTCCTGTTTATCTTGCTTACAGAAATTATACAGAACTTCTGCTGCGTCAAGAACCTGTTCAAAGGTTTCGGTGACACCAATCATATCAACAATTTCTTGCTCATTAGCATTAAAATCAATCTTCAGGAAGTTACCAACCTTGAAGTGAAGATTTACCTTGTCGGCAAGATTATAGTTGGTGACATTATCATCACCAATCAAGAAGAAATCTTGATCCTGAAGTTCCTTATAACCACTGTAGAAGGTCTTGGCAAGACCAGGATAACGACGCTTCATCAGTTTCTCAACACGCACATCCTCCACCACATTCACAAACTGCGGAGGAATCTTGCGGTCTTTGATCCAGTCCTCATCGGGAGTTTCAAGAGCATGTCCAACTTCATGCCCCACCAGAAGGTCATAGACGGTACTACTTGCCTTTTCCCACATAGGAAGCGTGAGCACACGGGTATGAACGTTAAAGCAGGCAGTCTCCACCTTCTTGTGCTCAACCACAAGGTCTTCGGTGGCAAGCAGGCGAGCAAGGTGGGACTTGATTTCGTGATTGACGGTCATAGTGATTTGCTTTGAATGGGCATATCATACAAAAAAAGAGGGTGGTGAGACCCTCTAGTGTGCCAGTTTGGAAAGTGGTCTTAAGATTCCTTTGCCTGTGATCCTGGTCCAGGTCTCTTGTAATCATCTTCAGTATATGGTCTAAAGTCATCACGTCCTCCGCGACTAGTATCGCTAGCCCCATAGCGTTGCTTTCTTCTTTTAGCAGCTCTTGCTCTCATCGCTTCAATAGAATCTGCCTCTATAATACTCTCTCTCCACTCTTCACCCATATTCACCATGATTGCTTCTGCTGCTTGTTGAGTATCAGCATAACCTTCATCAAGAAGATGTGAGAGAATGATGTCGTAAAGGTCATAACTTTCACCAATCTCTCCCATCGCTTTTTGCTTACGGAGTTTTTTGGGATTTTTGGTTTTTGATGCTGGGTAATGGTCATCACCACCATCGTCGTCTGGGTTATTAGCAACACGATATAATGCTTGCCTTGTAGCATCAGTCATATTTGCTCTATTTCGCTTTGCTTGATCAGGACTATAAGTTTTTCCAGAATCTGCCCAAGTTTTACCTTCGTGTCCTCTCTTACGAGCATCAGCACTTGCTTCTTTACGTTGAAGTTTTTTACGGTTTGCCTTGAAGTCTTTCATAGACATACCTTCCATAATATCTTCTCTCCACTCTTCACTCATATTCACCATAATTTTTTCTGCTGCTTCTGGTGTTTCAGCATAACCTTCATCAAGGAGGTGTGAGAGAATGATGTCGTAAAGATCATACTCATAACTATCACGAATACCTTCAGGCGGATCTTTAACTTCTTTCCCTGCTCTTCTTGCTGCTCTGTTTCCAGATCCATCATAGTTCTGTTTCTTAACTGGATTTTTAGCCATGGTTGGAGTCATTGGAGTTCCACCCAGACCTTCTCTATTAGAAAGACCAATCTTCCTAATTTGAGCAACATTAGCACCTTTACCTGACTTTGCTCTACCTGAAGGAGTACTACGAGCAGCAATCATTTCTGCTGCTTTTGCTTTACCCTTTGCGCTGGTGATTGCTTCATTAAGAGTTTCCACTTCTTCTTGTGAAGCATAAATGGAAGAATAAGCTTCCCAAAGTCCTATAATTTCTTGATCTCTCATGTCTTTTAAAAATTTTTAATTATTTATAAAAAACTCAAACTAAATTTCAGTTTTATATGAGAATCCATTTTTTTTCTCAAACTTAATTGTAGAATCAAACTTATCTTGAAGATCTGTTTTATGAGAAATTACAAAAACATTAGTATCCTTAACCACATATCTAATAATTTTTAGAAATTCATCAGCACCAAAACCATCAAGAGAAGAGTCAAAAACTTCGTCAAATAAAAGAATATTACAATTTACTGAGTTTTTGACTCTTGCAACTTCACGCCAAGCAAACAGCAAACTCAAATCAATTCTTGCCTTTTCACCTTCGGAAAATGAAGAGTATGAGAAATCTTCGTGAATAGGAGATTTTACAGTCTCATTAAATTCAGAATCCAATTCAAAATTAATATAAAAATCCATCATCTGAAGATAACGATTCACCTGCTGATTAATAAACGGAAGATACTTCTTGATGATCTTCGTCTTTACACCATCATCCTTGAGTAAGGAATAGGCAAAATCGTAATGTACGATTTCTTCTTTTCTTGTTGAAAGGTCATCAAAAGTTTTTTGGAGATTTTCTCTGAATTCTTCTAACTTCTCATGTTCAGTATTTCGGTTTTCAAGTTGATTGGCAATTGTTTGAATTTCAGTTTCAAGATCTCGGATTTGTCGCTGGTTAAGTGATATCCGAGTATTGTTTTGAGAAATCTCATGATTGAGTTTCGTAATCTCCTTAGATAGAACTAGAAATTGACACTCTCGTTCTTCTTCAAATTTTATAGTCTCCTCAAGTTCCTGGAAACCTTTCTGGAGTTCTTTTGCTTTAGTTTGAGCATCTGCAATTCTATCTAGGCGAAATCTTTCATCAATATCCTGAGTGCAAGTAGGGCATACCGTATTTTCAGAGAAAAACTTATGGTCTTTGGTAATCACAGATACTTTTTGAGAAATCTTACCCTTAAGATTGTTAAGTTTAACCAACTTTTCTGCGGCACCAGTAACTTCCTCTTGCTCCTTTACATACTTAAAGATTTCTTCTTCGGTTTTGGCATTCTCGTTCATATAAATGCCAACTTCATCATCTAACTTGGTAATCTTTTCTTTATTGGCATTTATATTGGCATTACCACGATTTTCAAGTTCTTCAATAAAACTCTTCTGCATCTCAACCTTATCTTTAAGGTTTTCTTTTTTTAATTGAAGAGATTTGATTTCATCTTTTTGAAGACGAATCTTCTCCTTAATCAGAGCATTCATCGCAGAAAAAATACGAATATCCAGCAGGTCTTCAATTACCTCACGACGATTGGCAGTCGTAAGTTGCATAAAAGGAACAAAGGTACTTGAACCAAGAATCACAATCTGAGTAAAAGACTTGTAATTTACTTTCAGGATATTTTCTTCAAGGATTTTTTGATTTAACCTATCATCAGATTCCTTATGAAGTTGCTTTCCATTTACTTCAATATCAAAAACATTTGGTTTAATTCCACGACGAACCAAATAATTCCGACTATTTACAGAAAACTCAATCTCAACAAGACAATCTTTCTCATTAGTCGTATTGACTAGTTGAGGTTTATTAATCTTGCGAAATGGTTTATTGAAAAGAACAAACGTTAATGCATCAAGAATAGTAGATTTTCCAGCACCATTCGTTCCGATAATTAAATTTGTATTATTTTTTTGGAAATCAACTTCAGTCCAGTTATTGCCGGTACTTAAAAAGTTCTTCCATTTAATTTTTTTAAATATTATCATTTTTAGGAGGAATCACAATATCATCAGAAGTAATTAAGGCATACTTGTAGTTGTTATGCTTACAAGTTTTTATGGCAAGTTCGTCATCAACTTCCACGATTTCCATTTCTTTTTCGTAGTCTTCATCATACTCAAGCATCATAGCATAACGAGCAGCATCATCCTCTTCTTCAAATAAGAATAAAACCTTTTCTCCATATTGGTCTTGAACAGCATATGCCCCATCATCTTTACGACCCTTAAGTGTAAGAAGAAACATTTTTACTCCACTTCGCAAGCTTGTTTGTAAAGATCTTGAAATATACTCTTTATGATACTTTTATCAAAATCAAATTCGGATTCATCAATGTAACGATTCAGAATTGAAATAGTATTCTCTTCTTCGTCAATTACAAAGTTTTCATTCTCTTGAATTTCAAAGTTTTCAACAATCTTCAAATCCTGAATACCGACTTTATAGAGTTTATCAATAAACTTCTCAAAATCTTTTTGTTTGGATTTTTTACGAACAATCACCTTAACAATCTTATTAGAATACTCAGAGGCATCAAAAGTCTGATGTGGAGTATCCTCATAATAAATGTTATAGAATAATTTATAAGGATTGTTAATTGGAGTGTGCTCTAGAGTTTCAGTATCAAAGATATGAAATCCACGAGTATCGTTTACGTCCGTCCAATACATTTCATAAGGATTACCGAGATAGAACACAGTTCCATTATCAGAACGAGTGTGGTAATGACCAGAAAATACCTTTGTGAAGTTTGAAAAAAGATCCGCTTCCAGTCCATGCTCTTCCATTACAAGATGTTTATTAACACGAAATCCTTTGAGTTCTAAATGACCCATGGCAACTTTTGCCTTGGATTTCTTAACTACCTTTAAGGTTTCATCATAGTTCTCACTACAAATCCATGGAATAAAGGTCATATCTATTCCACCAACTTTAGTATTTGTTGGAGAACTATAAGTTTTAATATTTGGATAGGTTTGAAGAAGCAAACTTGGAGAATTAACGCTATTGGTATTCTTGTAGTAACAATCATGATTACCAATAATCATATGAACATCATATCCCCGAAGAGGTTCAAATACAACTCTCTTTGCCCATTCAAGACTTTGATAATCAATTGACTTACGACTATCAAAGGCATCACCCATATGAATGACTGCTTCTACCCCGTGTTCTTCAAGGGCAGGGAAAAATACATTCTTATAGAAGAGTTCAAAGTAATCGTGAAGATGCTTTGAACCTTTTTTTGCCCCGTAATGTGTGTCCGTAAAAATTCCGATACGCATAGAAGATTTTAACTAGACTTCAAGTATAGCACGGTACTGACCAACAAGTCAATATCTACCGATTTCCGTTTCTGTACTGAATAGCATCTTTCATACTGTTGTATTCACTGTTGTTACCAGAAAGCAATCCGTCATCAATTGTCATCACTTCATCAAACCCAGTGCGTTCAATAATTTTATTTTTGATTTCAAGTTGCTTCTTTTCTTTTTGAATTCTTCTCAAAAAGGCATAATGAATAATCTGAGTAAAATAAGCAAAAGGATTCTGAGACCTTTCTGGATTGAAGTTATGAATATACTGAACGCAATTTTCTATTCCATCAGAAATCATATCATCACGGAACATATAATTCACAAAGTTTGGTTTATATGAGAGATGAGTGGCAATCTTTAGAAAGCATTCTCCAAGATAGTCTGGAATTCTCGGTTTTCCTTCCCAGGCACCAGACTTGGGAGGATGCTTATCATACTTCTCAAAGTACTTCTGTTCTGCCTTGTCTACTTTAGATCGATAAACAATAAGAGATTCTAATAACTCTTTATTGTTTACATAATGTTCTGATTTCTTTTTAGGCATGGCATTGGACTTTTAGTATAAGTTGTAATTATTATAGCACATACTGCAAGGGCTTGACAAGTATTGAAAAACCATATAGACTAGGTTTGTCTCCGTTGAAGATAAGTTCTAGCTTTCTTTATTATCTTTATAGAGATTCTCCAGTTTTTTTCTAGCTTCTTTCACAGAGGATACATAACCCATTGATGATGAAGGTTTCACTTCTCCAGCCGGCTTGTATACTTCTATTGAA